ATATATAAAGATTGTGATGAGTTTGATAATATAATAAAACAACTAAAATTTTAACCACAGGAGCAAGGGGAACTCTACTCCGTTTCCCTCCCTTTAATTTACTAACATGGGACAAACACACGGAACAAGTAGCCAAGCTGTATTCAAGATGTTTACTAATGCGCTATCAGAAGAAGAAGTAATCAATAAGACTGGATTAAGTCAGGCACACGTTAAAAAGCGTTTTAGAGAGTTTGAGGTTTATATCTCCAAGATTGACGATAGCGAGAAACGTAACCGGATAATTCAGGCTAAAGGAATCGAAAAGGAGTTGTTTAGATTAATGGCTATACCTAAACGGACTATAACGCTAAACAGGAGAATATCACAGCTATCACACATTTATTCGACATTCAATGCAACACAATAACCACTACAAACTAACCTCCGCCCTACTATTTATAATAATGCTATATTCGTTCTTTATTATACTTAAACAGGATAAGACAATAAGAAGCCAAGCGAGGGATATTATTTGGCTAAGACAGGAAAATTTGCACCTTAAAGAGCAAATAAACATTGCTAACGATTATTATGATATATCGGGATGCGTTAAGAAGGTAAAACTATGAACTACGATGAATGGAAGCTAAGATGTCCACCCGACAATACCGAAGTGGAGAAAGAACTCTGCATACAATGTGGCGATTATTATGAGCCTAAATACATGAATAATCATATTATTAACGTAAGCAAATCAATCTACTGTTGTGATTGGTGCTTAGAAAAACTAAACGAAAATGAAGAATAAACTCCGCCTCGGCAAGTCCCACGGGTTTCTAAAACTCTGCGCCTCCATGAAATATTGGGACACACTAAAATACGATTACGTTGATACGTTCTTAACGCAAATTGTAAGAAATAATGAACGGATGGGGAAATTTAAAAGATAAACTATGACACAGCTAACAATAGAAGTAGAGAAACAACCAAAAGACAGATATGCCGATGAACTTGCTGTTTACGAATCTGTAAAAAACAACAAGGAATTATATCCTGTTTTCTTTTGCTACAATACAACTACTAAAATGTATTCGGCTACAAGGCTAATTAGTAAGAGTTTACTGGAATCATTTAACTTTAAAATCATTCACTAATAGCTTGTTTATTCAAAAGATTTGAGTAACTTTATAACCTAAAATAAAAACTATGGAAACGAAAACAAATTTAGCAAAAGCAATCATCGAAGTGATGAAAGCTGTAAAGGGAATAGATAAAACTATGACCATTGGAACGGGACAAAACTCATATAAAGGAGTTCCTGACCAAGAAGTAAAAAAAATAATTGGTGATGCAATGGCAAAAAATGGGCTTTGTATATTGCCTATTAAGGTTGCACCTAAAACACAGATTGACAGATGGGAGGGTGTCGACTATAACGGGAAACCTAAAATGATGCAATCGGTATTTACAGAGGTTGTTTCCGAATACTTACTATTACACGAAAGTGGAGAAAGTCAAGTTTTAAGTGGTTATGGACACGGGATTGATTCACAGGATAAAGGAGCGGGTAAGGCTACAACATACGCTCTAAAATACGCTTTACTTTATACATTCTTAGTTCCAACAGGCAAGATTGACGATGCTGATTCTACTCATTCGGATAACATCCAAACACCACATCCAATTAAACAAGAAGGTAAAAAAGAAATGGTATGGATGACAGAGGCTCAATTTAAAAGTGCGTTAAATTTTAGCAAGTCCGACCTATTAAAAACATTATCCATTTACAACGGGCAAAGTGGCAAAAGCATGAAAGCTGAATACTTAAAAGAGTTAACCGCTAAACTTGCAACCTTATGATACAAACAAGATTTTCAGCATCTCGAATATCTGAACTATTAGCAGGTGGCACAGGAAAAACAGCATCTAACTACGTTTTAGACCTTGCATTGCAATCAATAGGAGTTAAGGATGATATTAGCACACCTGCCATGAAACACGGAATAAACAACCAATTAAATGCTTTTCAACAGGTTGTTAAACCACTATATCCAGATGCAGAATGGCACGATGAATTCATCTTAATTAATGAGTATTGTGGTGCATCACCTGACATCTTAGAAAATTCAAACCCTATTGATGTTAAGTGTCCTTTTTTTATTGATAGCTTTATTGAGCAAATAAACAAACCACCTACAAAGTATTATCAACAAGTTCAAATGCAAATGATGGCTTGTAAAAGTGGTGTCGGTAGATTGGTGTTTTACTTAACAAAGCCTGAAGAGTGGGGACAAGATGGTGAAGTAACCGAATATCCATTTCCTTTGGAGTTAAGATTTAAGATTTTTGAGTTTAAAAAAGACGATGAAATTCAGGAACTAATTTTAAAGAAAGTGGAAGAAAGCGAACCTAAAAAACAGCAATTGATTTCATTACTAAATGATGCTACAATATTAGGTGAAGATGACTTTTTTTACCAACAAATTAATGGGTTTGCTTATCGAAAACTACAAGATGCATCAAACGTTTATAACATTGAAAAAGCATACAGAATCGGAAATAAATTTTACTATAAAAAATAACAATTAAAAACAAAAACAATGTCAGAAAAAATCTATCCTAAAGGGATTATGTGTTTCCCTAAAAATGAAAAAGCACCCGAATTTGTATTAGGCACTATGGTTATTACACCTAATCAGTTAATGCAGTGGCTACGTGAAAACGAAGGTTTAATGTCGGAATACAAAGGAGAAAAGCAGTTAAGATGTCAAGTGTTAAACGGTAATAAAGGAATTTATTTACAGGTTGATACTTACAAGAAAGCTGAAGGGGCAACAACTAGCAATCAAAACGGAGCAGTAACAGAAGATGGACTACCGTTCTAATGAAAGCCCACACAAAAATATACTTTGAATATTTCGGTTTCACAACCGCTGACTTTATCGCCTGTGAAATTTGTGGAAACAAAGCCGTAGATATACACCACATTGATGCAAGGGGAATGGGTGGAAACCCTTCTAAAAGCAAAGATGTTATTGAGAATTTACAGGCTGTATGTAGAATGTGCCACGAAGATTACGGGGATAAAGCAGAATTCAAAGATAAGCTAAAAGAAACTCATTTAAAATTCATGCAATATTATGGTAAAAATAGACATTAAACCATTATCAGTTAACGGAGCATGGCAGGGTAGAAGATTTAAAACACCCGAATATAAACGCTATATTGATGCTGTATTGTTATTATTACCTAATATTGAAATCCCTACCAACCCTTTACAATTAGCAGTCGAGTTTGGATTTAGTAGCAAGGCAAGTGATATTGATAACTGCTTAAAGCCATTCTTAGACTGCCTTGTAAAAAGGTACGGATTTGATGACAGGGAGATTTATTTCTTGTTAGTTAAGAAAACAATAGTAAAAAAAGGTAATGAGTTTATAAACTTTAAATTAGAATCAATATAAATTTATACAAAATAATTTGTTTTTAATATAACTTTGATTATCTTTGTGCAAGTTATGCTTATGTGGAGCAATTTAATAACTAAGATATTTTACCCAAAACCCGAGTAGTGCCACATACACGAAAGGGGATTGGGTTTTTTTATGACCTAAAATGAAAAAAGAGTTTATCAAAATTACATTTGAAGATATTGAAATAGCTGAAAGGTTTTTTGATAATCAGAAACATTTAAACGAATTTCTTTTCGGAGTAATTGAATATTATCGTGGCAAAAATCCTGCGATAAAAACAAAAATAGTATCAAAATATTTTGAAACCTATAAAAAAACTATGGATTTTATTTTGCAATCAAAAGATTATGGTTTTAAAGGTTACACCAAAAAGACTGAAATACAAGCACTTACAAAAGATACCCTTAAAGGGGTGGTTGAACCTTCCCTGCCAACAAATAGTAAAGTAATAAGTAATAATAAGAAAGAAGAAAGTATAAAGAGAGAAAAACAACCTCCCTCTATTGAAATGGTAAAGAAGTATTTTAAAGAAAAAGGATATACTGAAAAGTCGGCAA